TGGAGATGAGGGGTTTAGTGAATTAACCCACAATGCACTCATTGTGTGCTTAAAACATTGATAAATCAGCAATCGGTGTTTAATGTGCACATTGTTATTCGATTTTTTGTTACCGAAAAGTTACTGTTTTATTCCATACTAAAAAGTGGTAAACATACTTTTTTATTTGTCTGCTTCCTTTAATTTGAAATCAACTGTTTTTTTAGTCCAACCAGTAATCTTTTTACTTTTATTATATCTGGTATGTTTAATTCCTAGAAGCTGGTTAATTTTATGGTTATTCCAAAACGACTTTGTGATTTTATATTGTTTCATAATTTCAGATTTAGTCATCAGGTCATTACCAGTAATTTCAGGATATTTAATAATATCTTCGATTGCTTTACTACTGTATTCTTCGAAACCACCCTCATAATGTAATCTGAACATGTTATGCGATGAGCTAATTCTTTTTAATGAATTTTGTCCTTTATTAGTAGACCATACGCTCTTAGTATTAAGATCATAAAAATAGTTATTATTTTTAAATGGAATTTGAACTAATTTATTTTTCTTATTCTTATATTTTTCAATATGAGCAATTACATTTTGAGAAAAAGCATATTTCGGTAGCAAACGTTCATTGATTAATGTTGTATTTTTTTGTACTTCTTCTCTGTTAGATAAAAGAATCACATCTGATTGTTCTATGCCTAAATAATTATTTTCACCTTTAGCTATTCGATGTATTCGATCAAAAAGAACAGATGGTTTAATCTTCAGTAAATTCGATATGTCTTGTACAGTAAGTAAATTTTGATTATGTATGTAATCTGTAACAATCTTTTGTGATTTTTTACTTGATAAAGTAATATTTTTTACCAAGTTTTTTTGCGGTTTAGCTAATTCAATTAATCGTTCAGCCTGCCAGATTCCTTGATGTGTTAAATTTAATACTTTATGATAAGACAATTTATTATCTTTAGCAAAAGCTTTAAGAGATTCGTACTCTAATCCTTTATAAATAATTTTAATTGGATGACCGGTATTTTCAGTAACAGTTGACAATCCGGAAGGGGCTATTAATTTGTTAATATCTCTCACTCCATCATGCCAGCGTCCCTTAATAAGAGCTGTAGGCTGTCCTACTACTTTGGCTAAATCACTTGGTCTAGTATAGATTGTATTCTTATATTGAACTTTGAAATTAGTTTTTTTCATTAAATAATCTTTCATCAATCATTTTTCTTAACCAAACAAGTTCATCTTTACTGGCATATTTTAAGATAAAATTTTTGGCTTTAGAACGATAAGAATTAATATTGTATTTATCTTTATTTTTAGAATAGTATTTTTTTTGAGACTTTTTTTGTGCATTACTTCTTACCATAAATTACTCCAATTATTCGTCAACATTATTAATCTCATAATCTGAAATAAAGCCTTGTAGTTTCGCATCATCTAACATTGTTTTTACATCATCATCTTTTAAATTTTGAAAATTAATTATCATTTGTTCCTGTTGAGGTGTTATATCATGTTCATCTACTGGCATATCATTAAATACTAAATCTTCACACAAAGCATCATAAGCAGTATCAATATCATCTGGTTCGCATTCAAAACTAGCACTTGCTTGACCGTTCCAATCTTCACTAAGATGTGTTTTGTCGCCCGGATAAATAATGTATTCCATTTTCTTTTCCTCCTGTTAATTCTTCTATATCTTTCACACATATATAATGCCATATATAAATATAATTTGTCAATAAAAATAACCACTCCAGGAATTACCCCAGAGTGGTTATTTCGATTGTAGGATTTAAACGTGCTCCAGCCAGTCCTACAAACTAAACCACGCGAACTAAGATCACTTAGATTTACTTAGCTCTATTAAGTTTATTATATCATATTATTTAAATGTTCCCCATGCTTCTGTACCAACACGACCAACTAAGTATCCATCATGCCAGTTCTCACGTGGTTGTTGTAGCCATACACGGCCTACACCGTCTCGTGCCCAAGCATTATACTTAACTACTGAGCCAGCAGGTAAAGTAGTAATAATTGTGCTCTGTGTAGTAGCGCCCCAGCGAAGATTAATCGCTCCACCAGTGATAAATGTACCGTGTTCTTCGTGCCAAGTCATGCCTTGCACATCGGTCCATGTCTTGGGCTGTGTGGAAGTTTTAATAGGTTCAATAGTTGTTTTAGGTTCTTCTGCATTAAAGGTTAACTTTTTAACAGCAATATTACCATCGACTCCTAGCCCTTTCCAATTATCTGTAAATTGCCAGATAGCTACATGATCCATTGTAGGAAACCAATTAAAATCCGCGGTGTCCTGTCTACCTTCAACTTTATAGTAGGCTAACCATAAACAATCTCCATACTTATCAGTAATTCGCTTGGTATCAATATCGTTTTCAAGTAAAGATTTACCGGTGTATAAGAAAGGCTTGTATCCTGCTTTGGCTACCACGTCCATAAAAGCTAAGATAGCGTTCGTGTTATCTTCCTTATTGCCATTAGTGATATTACCACTGCCTGTTTCCCAGTCTGCCGCAAAAAGTGAACCTAGTGGGATACCAACATTCTTAGCAACTTGGACTGCAAAATTGCCTTCTTGAATAGCTTGAGTTGCATTGCCACTAAAGTGACCATAATGGTATCCACCTATCGCAATGCCAGCTTGTTTAGCTGTAATTGTTTGATTTCTCGCTTTAGGATTTTGATAACTCAATCCCTCTGTGGTTTTCACGATAGCAAACTTAGCATCAGGATAACTTGCAATGCTTTCGCTTTGATAACTTGCTTCATCAATACCGTAACTACGGTCTTCTATTACTTGCGTCATAGTTAGCCTTCTTTCGTATTAGTTAACATTTTTTCGTATTCGTGTTGAACTACGTTTCTTACCGTTGCTCTATCAATTGGGATGTTTGGATAAAGTTTTTGAATTTGGTAATAAACTTCATCAGTTGCGTCATATAACTTCTTAGCACCCTCTTTATCATCTCCAAGAGAAGCTTGGTATACAGTTGCCTTTAAGGCTAATTGACCAGCTGTTTCAAGAATTGTTGCAAGTTTAGGGTGTGTTAATTTTAAAGCTTCAATCCTTTGCTTATTAACGCTATAGGAATATGCCATTCCTGCAACAATTAATACGACAACACTCCAAATTAAATTAATGTCTAGTTTCATTTCTGATTCTCCAATTTAATAATCTTAATTTTCAATTGATTAATTTTGTCTTTTAAGGCTTCAACCTCAGCTTCTTTTTGCTGGTAAAGCTCTTCATAATGTTTCTTTTCTTCTTTCAGTTCTCCGTAAAGCCACTTAATGCCTGCTCCTACGGTTGCCAATATACCTACTATATAAGGTAGTGCTTTAATGAATTCCACAGCACCACCTCCCACTAGTAATTGTGCTTCTTAGTTTTTCCTATGATGGAAAAGACGAAAAGTAAAACTACGATTTCAAGAAAACCAGCCGTAAGCATGTGTGGTCTTCCTGAAACATAACCGTGGCAGAACTCTGCAGTTGCTTCAAATGCAAGTAATCCAGCCGTAATAACCAACAAATTACGATTGGCATATATCTTACCTGATGCACTAAGTGCCCATTTTAAAAGTAGAATGCCATCAACTAAAAAGACGCCACCCACTAAGTCATCATTCAGAAAGCCAACCGCAAAAGGCGGCCAAAAGAAATAGAAGTCATTGCAGATAAGAATTAGTCCAATACCCAGCATTGCGAAAGCTAAAATCTCGTGTTGTGGGTGTTCAGAATGTAGGAGCTTTTTTAGTTTCTTCATATTCTCTCCTAACTAGCCGCCCTTGCGTACTGTTTATTTCTTAGGCGACTTAAAAACACTAGGCTAATTCATTCTTAACGTACATTGCTAACGCACTAATTGAATTATTAGGATCACCAAGTGCTGTTGTGAGAGCATTAACTACCCAAATCTGAGCTCCTAAATTGGCTAACTTATTAATAACATAATTTCCTGCTGAAAAACCGTTGGTTTGTGAAGAGATCCAACATTTGAAAGTATATCCTGGTACATTTGGAGCTTGAATATCATACTTTACAGACCAGTTTTGTGCAGCTGGATCAGTAACTTGTCCTGCAGCAGTATTAGCTGCAACTTGTACTTCTTCAAAATGTAAAGCACCGTGTACCGCAAACATATTTCCAATAGTTCCTAAAGTTGTGCGTTTCATACCATCTTGTGAGTTACCGATTAAAACACTATCTGTAGTTGCTGGGTTACCATTTTCTGATAAATTCATAAATTTAATATCTGCCATAATTATCTGTCTCCTTGTTATTAATTATTAAAATATCTATTCTTTAACCATTCCATACGTTGCATGTACCATCTACCAATGCGGTCGACATTATCAACTGACGTGTTAGGCGTGTAAGGCCATACGTCAAGTTCTGCATCATATGCTTTAAGTGGAATGTGTCGTACAAAATCTACAAAAGCTGTGTCTACAGCTGAATCAGACATAATACCATCAACTAAAGCCTTTGTACGCTTTAAAATTTCATCTTTATAGAACTTCCAAAGCTGATACATCAAACGGTTGGCATTGGTTACATTCTCAAAAGTCACACCATGATCTCGCCAGTCGTCTGTATCAGACTTAGCAGGCATATGTTCTAAGAAGTCTGGCGTGCGTCCGAAGATTGAATCTAAGTCGTATGCTGCGAAATACCACTTCTTGCCATCGAATGTTTGAAGTAGGTAGTTTCTGAAAATACCATCATCGTTATCTACCAAAACAGAAAAGATGTAGTAGTCAATAGCACTGTCTAAATCCAACAGTGGACTAACTGCCTTGTTAAAGTCATCTACTGTATCGTAGTGAGCTAAAACAGCCCTAATTAATTCATTAACTGAGTCCTTAGCCCAATCTGTGTCCTTGGTACTACAGAATTGCAATTCCATCTGGTCGTCTTTCAAGTTTGTTTCTTTTAGGAAAGCACCCTGAGGTGTCCAAATAGTGTCAATAATTGCGTACTTATCCTTAGACTTCTTAGGCATTTTAGCCATCCAGTCGTCTTTAGGAATGTTGAATGTATATATTCCCCAATATTGACCATTAATATAAACACCAATCGGAAATCCATCTACCGCTCCATAAGTACCACCAATTGATAGTTGTGGGTCTGTTTCAGCAATTATGCGGTTGCCTTTATCGTCAACTAATTGGTCACCGTTCGTGTTGAGAATTCCCGTATCAGCAGTCCTGTGCGTAGCTCTGATACTTCCCCAAAGTCTAGCACCAACCACGTTGAGCGCTTGTGATGGTTCAGTGTAGTTAGCCTTGATTACGTACTTGTGATTCT